TTTTCTGCATAATTACCTACATACATTGCAGGGAGTTTATACATTTCAGATTTAGGATCTATTCCCCATGACTGTGCTGCTTCTGTTAAAGCTTTTTCATCTTTAACTTCTCCAAGATATTCAAATGAAATACTATTTAATGTATATGCTAATCTATTTTCATCAATTAATGATGCCATGACCATAGTATCTACAATATGTCCATTGATATGGACCCCTGCCGCCCGAAGCCAGCACACATCATACATTGCATTGTGAAATATTTTTACATTGTCATTTGCACAAACAAATTTAATCCAGTCCATGACTTTATCTTTTTCTAAATTACCACCACCTTCATGAGCAATTGGATAATAACCAGACCAACCATCAACAGCTACAGCAATACCTACAATATTACCATTACCAATAATAGCACCTGATCCTCTTGACTTAAGATCAGGATCTTTAGTTTCCAAATCTATTGCAATATATTTATATCCTTTTAAATCAGGAAAATTTTCTGGACAAATCCATTCTTTCTGAGCTTCAAACATCTATGCTAATACCATAATTAAAAAACAATATACACACAACACTGTGAATAATCCTAAATCAAACACTGCCATCTTTCTTCTCCTCATTTGTTATAATCTCTTTCTACAATCATCTGTATGTAATGAATTGCTTTTTCTAAATCTTGCCTGCCTCCTTTGTCTTGATGCCTGCAAATATATTTAATTGCATTACCTTCTGCAAACAGTATCTTATTTTCATTTATAAATCTAGAAGGTTGTATTTTATATTTTTTATAATGTGAACCTCCCACCTGTTTAAAAAACACTTTGTTACTCATAGTATTGGATCTCCTGGTATATAGTTATAATAATCATCTATATCTGGTTGCATGATATAAAGATTTTCTTTTGCTCTCGTTACACCCACAAAAAACAATCTGTGTTCTGGATCGGGATTTCTTAATGCGGAATCATGTATAATCTTTTCCATCCCTGTATATAAGACTACATTTTCACACTCTTCACCTTTGACACCATGTATTGTGGATACTTTAATTCTTGCAGGTTTAAATAAATCATCACCACTATTTAATAATGATTTGATATATAATTTTGTATCTTCTTTAAAATTTAATTGCTCCCAGCTGCCTGTCACCTTAAGCCCATGATTTAACATCAGGTCATCTAAATCAACAAAGTCCACTGCATCTAATGACTTGCCACTAGAAAATCCATATTCAACATGACCCATATTCCAGTTCAAAACTTTATAAACAGATTTTGCTTCTTCAGATCCAACAGTTGCTCCTTGATTTAATCTATGCCATACTTGATAGCCCTGTAATAATTCATCAGATAAAACTGTATTAGTTTTACTAGCAAATCTTAAGTTCAAAGATGTTAAGTGAGCTTTAATTGGATTTAACATTTGATTTGTTCTTGCAATAATCATCCACTCGCCTTTACTAAAATTAATATTATCTAGTGTTTGATCCTCAAAAATTTTTCCTTCTGCATCTCTTGGGAGCCAACTCTTAATCATTCTATTATCTACATGCTGTAGTATGTCTAATGCTTTTCTATGAATAACACGTGGACATCTTCTTGATTCAATTCTTGCATCCACTTCACCTTTTAAATTAATAAATATATTAGGAGTAGCACCTTGAAACGTATAAATCGTTTGATCGTCATCCCCTGCAACGTATGATCTATCACATCTTGATTCAATGTAATTGAACATTTCCCATTGCAGAGGATTCAGATCCTGTGCTTCATCCAAAAAGACAACGCTGAGTGGAGGGCATTTATCTTTCTCAATGAACTGTTTAATCATATCGGAATATTCAATCATTCCGGTTTGTTTTTTATATGATTTTAAATCGGCATCAATTTGTTCTGTTAACCATGTATCAACACTATAATGTTTATCTAATTCTATTGCAGCATCCATGATGGATAATTTTTTACATCTAGCATATTCAATAATTTTCATATGATCGTTTTTGTATGTTGTTGTTTCTGTGTAAGGATCAAAGTATGAATCAAAAGATAAATCTTTGCATATCTGTGAAAAATTTTTAAACGCATTCCATTTCTCATCTTTAAGTAATTGTGTATTTGTATCTATATTTAATTGTTTTGTTCCTAAAGAATGCATAGTGCATATGTATGGAAAATCTTTAACAGTTGGAAATGAAGACAATATTCTTTTTTTTGCTTCATTAGTTGCAGCATTACTAAATGTTAAATAAGCTATTTTATCAGAAGATGTTTTATATTCTTCAATCTCTTTCTTTAAATAGTTATTAATCAAATGATATGTCTTTCCTGTTCCTGGAGGTCCTGGAACTATTATTCTTTTCATTTAAATGCAGGTTCTTTCATTGTATTTTCTGTAATAGTTGGTTTATCAACATTTACTGTTTCAACTTTCCATATTCTCATTGCTTTCTTATCTAATTTTAAAACTTCTTCTTTTGCTTTAAAAATATCTTCCAACATTTTCTGTGTCTTTGCTTTTGGTACATCCCAAGACTTACTTCTTTTTAAGAAATTATTAAAACTTTGATATTTAAAATAACTATGACCATTTTCTGTATATGGAATACCTCTCTTAACATCATCCATAACTTTACCAGTTGCTCTATTTAAAAAATCTCCAAGTAGTTCTTTTAATTGATAATCAAGTCTTGCTGCTTGTGGAACTTCTAATATTTTAAATGTATCTTTGTTGGACATAATTTTATGTAATAATTTTTTCCAAACAACTGTACCTATTGGCATTAACACTTGATTTAATTGATCCATTACCTCTACAGAAAATTTATTAAATTCATGAAGAGTATGTCCATCTACTTCAACTGGTTTACCATCAAGATAAACAATATAAATTGTCGGATGTGATGGATATTTTTCTATTCTTTCTATTTCTGGTGCAGGTATGTTTTCACCAACACCAAATTTTCTTTTTACACAAATCTTTGACTCACAAAAACTTCTAATGGGTTCTTGCTTACATTTGTAACGATAATCTTTATTTAATAATGATTTAATAACTCCTTCTATTTCAGAATCAGTTAATGGTTCAGCCATGTATTTACCATTATAAGTGCTTAACTTTGTTTTCCATGTATCTGGAAATCTTTTTCTTAAATAAACACCAACATTAAACATAGTATCATTTCTTTTACCTTTAGGAACTTTGTCAGATAACAGTGTAACTAAACAAGGAGGAGCTTCTAACAAATCTTCATCTTCCGTAGTTATAGGTTCTTTCCATTGTATTAAATCTTTTTCAGATAAAACTTTTTTATCGTACAATTTAAAAAATTCTTCCAAAGTTAATAGCTCTGCATCATCATCTAGTGCACGTCTTACAGATTCGTCACCACCATGATAAGGAACATTTAACCAACTACCAACTTGGTTTTTATCTGCAAGTATATAATCTTGTTTTGGAAATAATTCTTTACCAGCATGGCCTAACATTGCTGCCATTGTCTTTAATTTTTCTCTAACTAAAGAAGCTGGAACAAATTCTTTTACAAATAAAAATATATGCGCGCCACCTGATTTTGATTTAAAAACTATTAATGGTAAATTTTTATTTTTTATTTTTGTAACTAATTCTTTGTGATCTAAATCATAAACATCAACATCTAAACATCCCCATTTACATCTACTATCTTGTCTAATAGGAACAATTCCTAATGCTGGAAATTCACCATTTAAATGTTTTTGCCATAACGCATCTGTTATAGGTTTATGTACTGTTATTGACTCTGCTTCATTCTTTCCATCATCTCTTATCTCCCCGGTCATTTTTGTTTGACCATAAGAAGTTTCAAGACCAGAAAATATATTCTTAAATCTTTCTAACATATCCACTCTCAATGTATTGGGGTGATATTTCTATCACCCCATTTAGTATTTACTTATTAGTTGCTAAACTTTGATAGAACTGTTTTGCTCTTTCATAGATAGCTGCATCACTTACAGGACCAACTTTTGTAATGTTGTATCCATACCATTGATTTCCTTTACCGGAATTTAAAACGGTATTTAATTTGTATACGTGACTAAATGATGGTGGTGTATATGGACCATTTTTTCCGTCCATAGTTATTGACATCATCATTGCATTCCACTTTCTACTAACTTTACCTTGAGATGAACTCATAGATATAAGAGCAGTTTCAGTAGAACCTTTATCTACTATTAAAACAAAATGTTGACCAACCGTAAGAATGTAATTACCATTTGGCAATCTATCCTTACCCATTTGATCTTTTGTAGTTTTAGTTAGTATATCAGAAGTATCTGGATAAATCTGTTCAGGTCTTCCTGATCCAGTTCCAAAATCTGACCATTCTTGAAACTCCAGTTTATAATGACATGGAATAACTTCTATTCCTTTTGAACCATCATAAACTTTCTTTGTTACTGTATTTAGTAACATCCCTGGTTCAGCACCTTCTACATAAGCTTGATTTCGCTTCTGTCCTTCTGCTGATCCATTCTGTAATAATTTTAAGATAGGTAAAGCAACACTAGTGTTCTTTACATTCTCAAAACCTGCATGCGCATCGCTTTCAAACAATATTGATGAAGGCAATGGTGCATCTTTTTTTATTGCTACTTGTTTCTCGTTTCGCGTTTCCATTTTCTATTATCTCCTAGTTATTTTTGTTTGGTTACCTGCAAACGTTTTAAATAGATCAGAGGGCATATCCTGTCCAGATTCGATA